CCTTGCGGCGCGGGCAGTAGTACGGCGGATGGCCGTGGTGTTTCTTGTGCTCCAGGTCGTCCCGCCGGTCGGGCTTGTGTTCGAGCTTGTCCTCACAGTCGATGCAGGTCGGGTCGGAGCACAGGCGTTTGGATTCCTCGGGCTGTTCGCCGGGGTTGGTCTTGGCCAGCCACACGCCGGACCAGATCGGGTACTGGACATCGCCCCCTTCGAATTCGGCCCAGACGGACGCGCCTTCCTCGGGGATGAGAAACACGCCGATATCCTCGTTGCCGCCGTAGGCAAAGCAGGGCCACGCCCATTCAGACCAGTTCTCCTTGCCGGTTCCGAGCACCGCAGGAATTTCGAGCCGGCAGCGGCCGAGCCGCTCCGGATCGTTGTTGTCCCTCAAGAACGCTCTATACTTTCCGTACCAGCGGTTTTTGTAGCGTTCCTCGTGTTGCCGGTCCTGTGTTTCGATCACGGTTTGGTCTCCGGATTATTTCAGCGGCAGGAAGCCCCGCAGCACCTCGCGCACGATCCGGGTAACGGTTCCGTCCGGAGTTTTTTTCGTATCGGCTTTGGCCACGGCATGACGCAGGGCGTCCTGGGCCGCAGCTTCGAGTTTAGATTCCTGACCGGCCACGCCGGTTTTGACCTCTTTCGCTCCGAGCCGCTCGATGACGCCGATAACCGCGTCCAGAGCCGCAGCCTTGGCCCGGCCCCAAGCGGTGAGCTTGATGACGGTGATGAGCGTCATAAACAAGGTCGCGATGAGTTCCTTGTGGTCCAGGATAAAGGTCAGAATCTGTCCAACCTGTTGCATTGCGTTCACCTCCAATGGTTTTCATGGCTTCTTCGAGCGACACGTATTTCCCGCCGACGTGTCCCCAGCGGCTCCGTCCGTCACGGATGTCGACGTGAATGAACCCCTGCTCCGGGTAGACGCCGATTCCACCGTTTCTGAAGACGGCCACCTTCTCGGCGAGTTCGTACATCCCGGAGACTGACAATCCCTTGATTACGATGTCCGCGGCGTGTCCGCGCAGATGCCGACTCTGTTTTGCACCGCCCACCGCCCGGTTGTGATCGGGGCAGCGATAGCCGCTGGTGACGCGGATTGGAGCGTTTGCGAGGTCTCGCAACTCCTGGAGCGCATCCACCAGGCGTGGATCGATGTCGGCCTTGCCGCAGCACCGGCAGGCGAACTCGCTTCTGGAGAAATTCCGGCTCAGATCTCCCATGTGTCTTTCCTCCTTACAGCCTCCGCCCGCTGTCCGCGTCGATGGTCACCATCGGCGGCGGCTCTTCCTTCGGCGTTGGCGGAGCTTCCTGGTCGTTCTGCTTGCCCTTGGCCTCGTCCGACTTGTCGCCGGCTCCTTTGCCCAGGGCGTTTTTCTTGAGTTTCAGTTCGCAGTGATATCCGCCCTCGCCGAAAGCGTGGCGGACCGAATGGCAGTAATAGACGCCCGAGAATTTGCGGCCCACGCCCTTGACTTCTACGTTCTGCTTGGCGCGCAGCGCGGAGATGCCGATGGTCACCGCGTCGGCTTCCACCTGGCGGAGTTCCGCCTCGCGGAATTTCCCCTCTGAGAGGTCCTGTGCCGGTTCCTGCCGGGGCTCTTCGTGAAAGCCCTCGGAACGGTCAAAGGTGGGGACCACCTGCCCGGACTCCTGCTCCTTGTAAGCACCCTCGCCGGTGTTCCCATCCACCAGATAGGTCCGTTTCCCCAGCGAGGTCCGCTCCGGGGTGGTATCGTTGTTAGCCTTGTGCTCGACCGGCTCCTTCTTGCGCGGGTCCACGCCCACGGCCTTGGTCTCGACGCCCGCTCCCTTGGCCCCCTGCGATTGCGTCGAGGGGCGGAATGAACGTAGAACGCCTTTGCGGTCGGTGAAGTACTCGAGGATCGCGGCGGGCCTCTTGTCCAGATCGCGGGGATGGAAATGCAGCTCGTCGTCCTGGATGTAGAAGGCATATCCGGTGACGCCGTCGCCGTCCTTGTCCCGCGCCTTTCCGGCCAGTTCCTTGAGAAACTGGGCGTCGGAAACGTTGCTTTGCGTTACGCGCAGATGGCGGGCTTTCGTGGGGGTAACCACCGGACTGAGGCCGTTGGCCCCTGCAATCTCCTCGGCGATCTCGGAATAGAGGATGCCGGGCGCGGGCTTCTGCCAGACCTTCTGGTTCTCCTTCCCGGCCAGCTTGAAGCCTTTGTCATAGGCCTTGATGCGAATGGTCGGGTCACCGTCCTCCGGGAAGTCGTAATCGATGTCCTTGATGACGGCTTTCTTTCGCGGCGAGAGATTGCCGACATACCCGAAGCGTGCGACGATCTCGTTGCCCTCTTGGAACAGGGGATCGTCGACGAACTGGAGGTTCCGGTCGGTGACCGCCAGCTCCAGGACGTCGAGTTCCTCCTCGTTGTCCTCGAAGACGAACGAAGTGATCTCTTGCGTGATATCCGCCGAGAGGGTCTGCCCCTCGATCTGGATCAGAAAGGTCGGTTTGAAGGTGTCGATATCCATGCGCCGGTCTCCAGTCGGTCCGCCTGAAGGACGGACTCCACCGGATACTTACCGGTGCGCGGCGCGAGGTGTCGGGATGGATGGATGCGTCCGGGGACTCAGTCCAGAAGCCGCATGCTGACGTGTTCCGCCGAGGGGATGCGTAGGATGGTTCCCGGCGTCAGTTCCAGGGGTAAGAAAATGTCGTTGTAGTCGCAGATGATCCACCAGAGATCGGCCTGTCCCAGATAGCGATGGGCCAGCAAATCGACCCGATCCCCCTCGATCACCGTGTGAAACCGGTCGTCGTGACGTGGCTTGCCCTCGGTCGGAAGACGCGTGCCCAGGAAATCCCCTTCTCCCGACGTGTAGAGAATGGATGCCGCGTATCTGGATCGACGTCCGATCATCCGCGCACCTCCGAATAGTCCACGGACTGGTCGATGTACTCCTCGAGCAACACGTCCACCTCCGCATGCTGAGGCAGCAGGTTGTCCCGGTCGAACATGTGGAAGAACCGGGCCTTCACCTGGCGGACGACGCAAAGCACGCCCGGATAGAGGTCTCCGAACATGAAGATCACCCGATGCGGGGCGTTCTTGAGCATGGTTCCGGCGTGTTCGGGATAGAGCAGAGAGCGCAGCCAGTCCACCGACTCCTTCACGGACCCTTTGAAGAAGACCAGCTTGAAGCCGATCTTGCGCGGCTCGCCGGCCACGTACTGGTAGCGGGGATGGCTCATGCCCGGTATCTTGATGGCCGCATAGGCCGTGCTCTTCTCGTCGACGATGTCGTTCGGGTTGTACTGGAAATCGAGGTAGTCGCCCGTATCCACGTCCACCAAGTACGCGGTGATCTCTTTCTGGTCCCAAGCCACGGCTACAGCACCTCCAGTTCGACCACGGGCTTGCCCAGACGCCTGGCATGATCGACTTCCCGGCGCATGCCGTCGGAAAGACCGTCGCCGGTGAACACCCAGACCTCGTCGCAGATCTCCATGAACGTCAGGCCGCAGGCGATGCCTGCCTCGCGTTCGGACGCCTTTTCGTCATTCAGGAAGCGTGTGTAGAGAAGGTGCGGCGCGAAGGGCGCGCAACCGCGCGCAACCGCCTTCCGGCAGAGCCGTTCGGCGGTCGCTGTGTTCCGGGGAACGTCCCCGGCGTACCGGCTGCAAATGAATACTCGTTTCATGCGTTCCTCACAGCGTCTCGTAGTTTTTGATCTTGCGCTCGCGCAGGTCCCGGTACACGGAACGGGCCACCTGCCGTCCGTCGAGCAGTGTGGTCACCGACACCTCGATGGGCCGCTCGCAGAGCTGATCCAGCTTCGCCAGCAAGGAATCGAGCGCCGGGCCAAGCGTCTCTCCCGGAGGTATGGCCGGCATCCCGGACTCCGTACCGAGCGCTCCTTTGGTTTCGCCGAGAAGACGGGCCTGGCCGGTGGGAAGAGAAGCGGCCGGTTGCTGCGTCTGCGCGGTCGATATGGTGCTTTCCATATCGGAGGCGACCGGTGGAGTCTCTCCTGCCATGACCGGGGTGAGCGCCAGGGTTCCCGCCAACATTGCCGGAGCGGCGATCTTTCCGGTCAGCCCGGTCATGAACCCGAATGCGCGGGTCATGGCCTCGGCGGGCGCGGACGCCGCCTTGGTGATGCCTCCGGCCAGGGTCTGAATCAGCGCCGCACCGCTTCGGGTCAGGTCCGCGAGTGGGCCTTCCTTGGCATCGGAGAAGGGCAGCAGATTCCGCACGAACGAAAGGGCCGACTTCGCCGCCTGATACGGCGCGCTCACGGCGGACTTGATGCCGTCACCCACCGCAGTCATGAACGCCTTGCCGCTCTCGAAGGCCGATCCCGCCAGTGCGGACACGCTGGACGTCAGAGATCCGAAGGCGCTCGATGCGGAGGTTTTGATTTGTTCCCATGCGAACGACGCGGCCGATGCCAAACCCTCGAACGGGGCCTTGATCCACTCCCAAGCGCTCTGCGCCATGGTCTTGAGGCTGTCCCATGCCGTCGACGCCGTGCCGGTGATCCGGCTCCAGGCGGAGGCAGCGCTTCCGGCGATCCAGTCGAAGGGCGCGGAAAGCAGCGACCAGGACGACTGAAACAGTGAACCGATCCGGCTCCATCCACCCTGCAGAAGGTTTCCGATTTTATCCCAGGCCGTGCCGACGGAGGTTTGAACCCGGTCCCAGGCCGCTCCCGCGGAACCGGCGATCCACGAAAACGGCGCACTGACCACCGACCAAGCCGTGCGCCAGACGTTGCCGATGCCGGTCCAGAGTCTTGACGCCGCGTGCTCGATGCCGTTCCAGGCAGTCCCGGCAGCGGACAACATCCAACTGAAGGGCGCGGCCAACACGCCCGCAGCTTCACGACCGAGCGCCGTGAGCCCGTTCCAAGCGTTCGATGCCGCAGTGCCGACAGTACGCCAGACGGCGGACGCGGCCTCCGCTCCTTTTCTGAACGGCCAGGTGATCGCGGAGAGGATGCCGCCTCCCAGGCTTTTCAAGCCGTCCCATACCCAACGGACCGCACCCAGCATTCCTTGCAGCGCCAGACCCAGCACCTTGCCCGGCAGGGAGAGGACGCCGAGCATTCCCTTGGCCAGTGTTTTGAGGATGGCCGCTCCGGAGCCCGTGAGGTCCGACAAGGGACCGGTCTGCGCGTCTGAAAAAGGCAGCAGTCTGCGGAGCCAACCGAGAGCCTTCTTGAGCATTTCGAACGGATAGGTGACCGCCGACCAGATGCCGTTGCCGACGGCCACGAGGATTGCTTTGCCCGCCTCGAAGAAAGTCGTGTCGCCGGAAAGTACCCGGACCGCGCCGAAGACATCGGCCAGCGTCCGGACCAGAGGCAGGTTCATGAAGGCTGCAGCCAAAGCCGATGCCGCAGAAGCGAAAAAACTTCCGACAGCGGAGAAGAGTCCCTTGATGAAATCCCAAACACCAACGATCACGTCCCGGGCCCAGCGGAACGGCGTGGCCAGAAAATCGAAGACCGCGCCGCCGACGGCTTTGAGCCCGTCGAGCACGGAGAGGTCACCGGTGAGTACCTGCCAAACCGCGTAAACGACGCGGGCCGCCATGCGGAGTGCCTCGACCAAAAGCCGGACCGGCAGAAAGAACTTGTAGATGAACTTCCCCGCCTCGATGAAAGCGGTGACGATGGTCTTGCCGAGCCAGACGACCGCGCGCACCACCCAAGCCACCACAGTGATGACGGCCGCCAGGTTGTAGATGACGAATTTGAGGAGATACGCGCCGACCTTGGCGATCACACCGAGAACCGTGCCGAGGGTCTCTCCGAGACTCCGGTAGGAGGAGGCGTCGGCGGAAGAGGCTGCTAAGCCGAAGATTTCAAGGACCGAGAAGATCGCCTTATACAGCGTGCCGTAAGCCTGCATGAGCGCCCGGACCGCGGGTTCGAGAATCGCTCTGATCTTTCCGAACGCATCGGAGAATGCCTGCCACAAGCCGGACAAAAACTGGCGCACCCGGTGGTAGATGCGAAAAACCGTGACCACCAGTCCCAAGAGTCCGGCCTGTTCGAGCTTCTGGGCCAGGTCGGCCGACATGGTCCCGGCTCCGCCGGAAAGCGATGTAATGAGCGCCCGGATTCCCTGGAAGACGAGTTGCACTTTTTCCCACGCGCCGAGGATGGTGTCCCTGATGCCGGCGAAGTTGGTCTCCCAGGCTCGTTTGAGGAGATAGACGGCGAGTACCACACCGCCGATGATCGCTATCACCGGAAGGAAATATGCGGCGAACGCGCTTCCTACACCGGCGATTGTTGCGCCCATGGCGGCAAGCCCCGCCTTGATGGCGGGGAGCATCAAACCGATGGTCCCGGCCGCCGCGATCACTCCACCGACGACGACCAGCACGGCACCCAGGGCCATGGACAAGGTCAGGAGGACCCTGGTCAAGCCCGGCATCGAACGTGCGAGCTTCTGAAAAAACAGGACGGCCTTCGATATTCCCTGGATGATCGGGGTGACCACCGGCAGAAGCGTGCGGCCGAGAATTTCAGCGAGGTTTCCGACCTGCTGGCGCAAAAGCTGAAACTGACTCCCGATGTCCATGTTCATGGCCCGCGCCATTTCCTCGGTGACGGCGGTGCCGCTTTTCATCGCCTGCTCGATAGTGCGGATGTTGCCCTCCAGAGATTCCATCCCCTGGGACATTTGGAGCAGAAACTTCACCGCCTCATCGGAGCCGAAGGCCTTCTTGATCTGGACCTGCGCGGCGGCCTGGGTAAGGTCCGGAAAGCGCGACTTGATCTCTTGAAGAATGGGGATGACCCCTTTGAGCCTTCCTGTGGAATCCACGAAGGACAATCCCAATTGTTCACCGGCCTCGGCCGCCTTCATGATGAACGCCTTGTAAAGTGTTCCGGCTTCCGAACCGGGCATGGTGGTCTGCAATTGCCCGAGAATAGCCAGTTGCTCCTGAAGTGGGATGTTGGAAGCGGCGGCGACCGCGCCGATGTTTTTGACGGCTTCCGCCATCTGCGCCCCGGTGGTCTTGAAGGACGCTACGGTCTGAGCCATGGCCCCGGAAAAAGCCTTGGCCCATTCCATGTCGGTCATATCCGCCATGATCGGCTTGAAGATGCCGTACCCGGTGGTGAAGGTGCCGACCATCTCCTGGATGCTGGCCTTGGTGGCCTTGGCGGTAAGCGCGGCCATGGCGGAGAAGGTGCCCACGGCTTCGTCGGAGAGGCTCGACAACGCCGACTTGACGTCATAGGCCGCGCCGATGAACTCGGCCTTGCTGTAACCGGCCCAAGTGTTGGTGAAGCTCTCGGAGGCGTCCTCGAGGGCGCGAAGGTCCTTGATTCCGAGCGACGCCATTTCGCCCAGGGCCTTCTGGGTCGCGGCGGTGGAGGCGATGAGTCCGACGGGCACGGCCATGAGCGCAAGCCCCGCGCCGATCATCATGGTGCCGTTTTGGATGCGGTCGAGGTTGCGCGTCATGCGCTCGCTGGAAGCCGCCACCGTCGCGTCCAGCGACTGCATGGACGACTGGACCCGGGCCGCGTTCTGCGAGAACGCGTCCTTCATCGAGACGATGATGCCGAGTCCGAGATCTCCGTTCATGTGCGCCTGCGCTCCATTTCTTCACGCTCAAAAGCAAGCTGCCGCTCCAGTGCCTCCACGAATTCGCGGCGGACCGAGAGCGGCAGCGCCCGTGTTTCCGAGAAACCCCAGTGGAGCCCGCCGTAGGCGAGGAAAAACGCGTCCCTTACAAGCGAACTCCGGGGAATAAAAAACCCGGCTCCGCCTCCAAGCGGGTGCGGATGCGCATGCCGCAGGAGTCGCAGTCGGTCTCCACGGTGGTGTCGATGCCCGCGTCCACCCTCAGCATTTCCTGCCGGAGGGCGCTGCGGTCACGCATCGACATGTCGTTCATGAGCTTTTTGCTCGGCGACGCTCCGTCCACGTCGATAATTCGGATCAACATGGCGGAGGAGATGGAAGGCTCTTTGAGTGCGGCCAGGCGTTTCTCCTTGTGGCCGTCCAAATAACCGAACCGGACCTTGCCCCCGGAACCGGGCAGCGTGAACGCGAACTCCCGTTCCTCTCCGTAAGGCGTGACCTCCAGCTCCTCGAGGTTGACCGTGACGGCGTTCGCCGCTCGGCAGGCGGTGTTCGGGCAGGTCAGTTCCAGCTCGACCTCATCGCCGAGGGAGATCTGACGCAGCCGGACAAGAACAAACAACCGGTCTCCGGAGAGGAGGTCGAGCACATCCTTCACCGTCGGTTCGTCATTGTCCCCCAGCCGCACGATGCAGTTCTTGAGCGCCTGGTTCACAGCGTCGCCGGTGCGGATGAGACGCTGGTTGGTGAGCAATTCCTCCTCGGCCCCGGTCATCTCCCGAAGCTCGATCTCGAGGCCGCTCGGCAATTCAAAGGTGTGCATGATCTACCTCCTCGGATCAGGTCCAATACTGGAAGCAAATGCTGAGCTTCTCGATGGTGTTGTCGGTGTTCGCGCCCTCGAGTTCGTCGTACTCCAAGACCTTGATCCACGCACCGTGCAGGGTCCATCGTCGCGTTTCGTTGCCGGTTCGGTCGTAGCGGACGAGGTCGATGTCGCGCATGTAGTCGTTGGGCAGGCCGCCGACCACGGCGTTGACGTCCACCTGTTTCTTGATCCACTCCCTGGCGGCCTCGTCGGAACCGTCCTGGAGAATCCCCTTCTCGAGGGTGATGTCCTCGAACTTGACCCGACCGGCCACCTTCTGGTCGAACATGGAACCGGCGGGCGCGAAGGCCACCTCCTCGAACTCGGTCTTGGGTTCCTGGCCCTTCTTGAAGAGCGCCACGTCGAAGCCGTTCACCTCGACGGCGAATTGCCAGTTTTGATACAAACTCTTGGGCATGTTGCCGCTGCGCATGGCTTACCTCCTTACCCGGTCTTGAATATCTCTTTGAAATCGGCCCCCGTGGCGGTGAGCACGAAGTTGAGCTCGATGAATTCCGCCGTCTTAGTCGGCTTGACGAAGATGCGCGCCACGAGTTCGTTGCGGTCGATCACGGCCGGGGTGTTGGTCTCCGCGTCGCACTGGACGGCGAAGTCGTAGAGCCCGCCCTTGTCCTTTATGTCCTGCATGAAGGGGTTGATCAGCCGGATCAGCGCCCGCCAAGTCTGCGGGTTGTTGGGTTCGAAGACCACGAAGCGCGAGGACTCGGCGATGGCTTCCTCGATGAACATCATCAGCCGTCGCACGTTCACGCGGTCGAGGGCCGAGGGCTGGCTTTGCAGGGTCTTTTGGCCCCAGATGTTAATGCCGCTGTCGGGGAAAGAAGCGATCACGTTGACGCCCTCGGGATAGAGGACGTCCCGTTCGCCCCGGCTGGTCTTGTAGCCCAGGGACAAGGCGTTGAAGACCCGGCCGCGGTCGATGCCCGCGGGCGCGTACCAGACATGGGTCTTCTTGTCGCTGCGGGCGTAGCATCCGGCCACGGCTCCGCTCGGGGGAACCAGTTTGCGCTTTCCGGTCACCGGATCGTTGATCTCGATCCAGGGATAGTAGAGCGCGGCATAAGACGAGTTGAACGCCCCGTGGGAATACATTCCCTGGCCCTTGCGGAAATCCACCGCTTCCAGGGGTTCGAGGTGGATGGGCGCTTCGGCCAGAAGCATGAGGTCCTGGCGGTTTTCCGCGTAGGTGATGCCGGCGTGGATCACCTCGGCGGTCGTGACGCCGGGAACCATGATCAGATTCAGCGCGTCGATCTCGTCGAAAGCGTAGAACCCGGTGTGCTGGGACGGATCGCCCGAGTAGTCGGCGTCGTCCAGCCCCGTAAGACCGTCGTCTCCTCCCGAAAGATCGAACACACCGATCACCGGCCGGTCCGACGGAAGGCCGGATGCCGTTCCAAGGTCCTCGACGGTAATGAAGTCCGACCGTTCGTTGACAGCCAACTCCACATGATTCGGAGCCGCTTCGTCCATGGAGAGGTCCTTGAAAACCTCCACGACTTCACCCTTGTGGCGGACCACCAGGTTGAACGCGCCGCTCGGATCGAGAGAACCGTCTTCTACCTGAACGGAGAGCCGTGCGCCCCAGGTTCCTTCATCGGCCGCGCGTACCTTGAGTGTGTCCATCGCATCCATGCCTCCGGACAGGTTCGCCGTGGCCGCGGCTTGGACGATGCCCGTGTCCTGCGTTTCCGCCGTGACCAGCGCGGAGGCCTCCGCAGAACCGACGAGCGCAGCGACCACCTGGTCCGCAGTGGATACAGGATCGCCAGCCCCGTCGGTGGCCAGGTTCACGGTGACGGCCTGTCCGAGGACGCCGATAGACAAAGGGGTGTCATTTCCCGTAGCGACGAGTTCGACGGAGACGGCGTTTCCCGCAGCCCCAGACTGAATCGCCCGCCACGCGATACGATCCGTGCCGACGGTGCCTGTTGCGAGTGACGCCGTTGCGGCACGCCGGTCCTTGAGGACGGCTTGCGCCTTCGCGGCGGTCAGGGTGTTCCGATCCGTGGGATCGGTCAGATGGGCGATGCGGTTCACGAA